GGTTGCCTACCTGGACATTCTTGAAGTCTTCCAGTCCGCTAAGGCCAAGCCCGTCTGGGTTGTTGTTGAGATAAACGGCCAGCACCACCTGCGCACGTTTGACTTGATCTGGGATTTCGGTGTCGGTGAAATAATCAGTTGTGATTCGAAACGGAAACCCAACGGCATAGGTGTTGATATAGGTGTCGGGCTTGCGAACACCAGTTCGCGGCCATTGCATTGATTGGGTATCAGTAGAGCGAGCACCAAGAAAGCGTTCACGATCAAGCCTCTGCGCAGCGGAATACAACGCACGGTTTTTGTTGTCCGTGGTAGCGGTGCCCCATGCTGTCGCATCAGCGTCTAGCACCATGCCGTCAATAATTAGCTGTGCGTCAGCCAGCGTCAGGTACGAGTTTGCGTCTGCCGCGTTTGGCGTTGCGATTATCGTGATTGCCATTGTCCGGCTCCGTTGGTATCAGTTTAGGCTCTGCAATAGAAAGAGAGGCCACTTCCGTAGAAGCAGCCTCACGATCACGCAGTCGCCGGAAGGCGAACAAGCCCATTAAGCAGCAGCGCCCTTGATGACTGCAAAGCTAAGCACAATTGCTTGGCTTAGCGATCCACCAGATACGTTGCGCACTGTGACTGCAAACGATCCCGCCGCGACCGCATTGGCCAGAACGGAATATGCGCCAGCAGTGCCGGCTGATGCATGGTTAACAATCACAACATCAGTTGCAGCTATAGAGCTGTTTGTGACGGTGAAAGAAACGTTTGTAGCATCAGCCAAAGCAGCACCGTTCATGGTGATTGATCCTGAAGGAAAGTTCAGGGTTACACCAGTGCTCTTGCTAGTTGCTTGGGTGACAGCGCCACCAAGCCCAACTGGATAGCCGATCGCATTGCCGGCTACGGTTTCAAAGATAGAAGCCATGATTAGTTACCTCAATCGAAGTTAGAGGTGTTTGTAGCCCGCACGATCCCAAGGTTCTTGAGTTCGTACACCTTCGACCAGTTACCAACTGTTGCCAGTGCGGCGCGAGTCGGGTTAGGAGTGCCAACCGTCCACTTGCTGCCAACGGGGTGGTAGCAGTAGTGAAGGTCAATCGACATGGCATCGCTCTTGGCGAGGATGTCACGGTCGGTTTCAGTCTGCATCCCCATCTGCTCACCAGAGGCAACAGCGCCTTGGGTGAAGAAGTAAGTGGCATACTCGGTGGAGCTGCCGCTGCCTTCAGTTTGCACATCGTCAGAGACGATTACGCGCAGACCCATGTAGGTAGGCACGGAGTTGTCGCCGCCGTATGCGCCAGAGATGCTGCCGCCTGATTGGGTGGTAGTAGTGCCGCGTGCATCAAGGGTGCTGACATAATCAATCGCCTTGCGCTCAACCAGGTCGTAGTAGACCTTGGAGTGCATTGCAACAGCAGCCAGCTTGTCGCCTTGGTCACCCAGCAGGCTGCGGGCTTCCGCAACGTGGCGGGGGCTAAGCACAGTCGGGGTGTCACCAGATTCGCCGTCGATGGTTAGACCAAAGAAAGCAGCAGATGAGCTAGTGGTGCCGAGGGTGCCGAAGATACCAGCGAGGCATGACAGCAAATCCTTCTGGCGCTGGTTGGCAACGTAATCAGCGATCTTGGCGCCGATAGCAGCCATGGGGTCAGCGCCAGCAGCAAGTGCTGCAAGGTCGCGTGACTCAAAGGCACGACCACGGTGCAGGATGACGCCGACTTGCTTGTCAGCAGTGATCTTGCCAGGTGTCAGTGAGGTGCTGTCAGTCAGCACTTCAAAGTCGCCAGACAGGTTGGCCTTGAAGAATGGGACATTAATGTAATCACCACCCTCAGTAGCGTTCAGCTCAGCCATGGGCTGCACCACACCGCTAGCCAAGAAGGCATCACGAAGTGTGGTTTGCTCAATAACGTAAGGCGTGAAAATCTCTGGGATGATGATGTCAGAGCGAAGAGTCGCCATGATTCATCTCGGGGAAATGGTTTACGGTGTGGGCGCAGCCCTGGCACCAGCGCAGCCGGTTGCAAATAGTTTAGCGGGTTGCTGCAGCCTTCAATCGTTCGTACATGTCACGGTCTGTACGGAACAGTCGTGATTGCTCGGTGAGATTAAATGACTCCTGCGCAAATGGGTTCTTGATGCCCAGCGGCATCTCACCACTGCTGCGCCCTGATGGTGCGCCGCTACCTTGTGGCCTTGGCTGCTTTTGCATCCATGCTGGCAGCGTCTTGGCCCATTCGCTTACGGGTGTGCGCTGGTAGCCATCGACTACTACCACGGTGCCATCAGGATCACGCTCAATCTGATCGCTGCTCAGCTTGGTCTTGAGCACCATGTCGGGGTCATGCACTAGATCGGCTAGTGCGGTTACTGCTGGCGTGACGAGTTCAAGCTCACGGACGCGGATTTCAAGTTCTGTGATGCGCTGGTCCTTTTGCGCCGTCGCCTCACGGTACTGCTGCTCCAAAGCTTGTCTTGCTTCGGAGTATTTGCCTTGCGATTCAAGTTCAGATTGCTCAGCGCGTCGCTTGAACTCAAGTAGCTCATCGACATCAACGCCATCCGGTAACTTCTTTGATTTAGCAGTGCGCAGCTCAGCAATCAGCTCTTGGTTCTTGCGTTCCAGTGCTTCGATACTGCGTTGCATTGCATCAGTAGCCGCAGGCTCCTGAGTTTGATTCTCTTCAGACATGCTTATCCCGCAGGGATATAGTGCATCACCACTTTACCTTATCCGCCCAGTAAGCAGGGCTTAGCTTACCTTTGGCGATGTTGCTGGCGTGCCTGGCCTTAAATGATGCCCTTCTGGCCTTGTCTGCTGCTGATTCTCCTGTTCGTGCTGGTGAGCCTGATACGCCCTGTTGGCCGAAACGGATGAGCTTTACGGTGGCGCCTTCTTTAGCGAGTACCGCATGAGACTTGTTGGGGTTGCTAGGCGTCCGCTTGGGTTTGTTGTAACCCTCGAACTGCTCGCCGCGATAGGTGATCACTTCTTCTTGCGCTTCGGCTTTTTGGCAGTTTTAGCAGCAGCCTTAAATGCAGCAGCAGATGGGCGGCCTTCTTCACCCTTGCGCGCCATGCGCTCGTCGCTGCCAGCTTCAATGCGCTTGCGTTTTGCGGCGATGTTGGCGTATAGGCCTGGTTTCTTCAGTGGCATGGCGCCATTCCTCAATACCTAGTAGCAGGCTAGCGCCATCTGGCGCTGCCCAGCCTTTATCGGTGTAGATCGCCGGCACCCATGCCTCACCAGCTAATGCCTCGACAGGATCAGAGCTGATGCCAGCAGGTGTGAAATGCCGGAGGCTAGGCAGGTCCATATCGTTTGCGGAGCTGATCTAATGTTACCTCTGCGCCATCATCACGCACCAGCTTTGCGATGGCGGCATCGGGGCCATACTTATCCGCCAATCTACGGAAGTAGGGCGCCTTACTGCCTAATGCCTGTTGCTGCCTAGCCAGCACATCTGCATTGGTTTCACCTGGCATCTTGTCTTTAAGCCATTTGCCGTATGTGGTGTTGATTGGCACCTGCCCATTTTTACTGGCTCTGGTTGCCGTGGTTGATGGCGGCAAGATGTCTGGGTCGATCACCGGCACTGTCGTTGACCGGCAGTTGAAGTGCTGCGGCGGTGTTGGCCCCTTGCCATATTCAAACTCACGACCATCCAATGCACGACAAATGCTGCTGGTGCGGGTATCCAGTGTTGCCACATAGCGATATTTTTTAGTAATGTCTTGGTTGGCTTCATATACCTGCTGGCTGGCGGTATTAGCTACTTGGTTAATGCTGGTGCGTACTAGCGTCATAATTTGGTTGTCAGCTACGGCAGTGGCTTGCCCGCCTGCTGCTACCAGTTGTCGGACGGTTTTGGCCTCCTCGCCAAATTGCAAGTTGCCAATCAACCGCTTGGCGATGCTTGGCGTGGTTTCACCTGTCAGCAACCCTTGCCGTACCACTTGGCTAAATCGCTCGGCTTGGTCTACGGCGATGCCACGAAATGCCTTGGTGACCACTTCACCATTGGGTAGCGTGATGGTGGCACCCTTGGCGGCGGTCAAGTTAAACACGCCAGTGCCAGCTTGGCGTGCTAATGCTTCTGCGCCTTCTACTGCTGCAAACAGGTCATCCGATAATGCCACCACGTTGAGCTGTGTTGGGTCAGTGGTGACCACGCTCTGCGCAAACTGCGGGCTTATCTCAACAGTGCGCACTGCATCACGGCTGCCAACCGGCAATGCCTTGCGCAGTTCTTCAGTTACAAACTCTGACTGCAACTGCGCCAACCCTTGCAGCTCAGTTGCGGTTAGCTCGGTTGCATCACCAGCCCATGTGCCAAGCGAGTCTTTAAGCTGCGCCAAAATGCCACGAAGCCTAGCAGCCTTAACTGGTGCGGCTAGATCATCAATGGTGCGCAACTGGTTGACGCTATCAATGATGATGTCGTTATATGCATTGATTACACGCCGCGCCACGCTATTGCTGTAGCGGTTCAGGTCTATTGCATTGCGGTATAGCGTTTCTGGTGTGCTCATTCGATAATACCTAAATCTGCAGCGGCATACCCTGACCGAATACTTACATTAGCGCCGCGCTGCAATGCACTGGTTACCACCGCAGCAAATGCGTCATAACCGTTCTGGCCATCTTCCATCAGTACCATCTCGTCTACCTCATCAGCCTTGCCGTCTACATACCAGCTAACGCGCACGATTGCTAAGATCTCCTCTGGCAATGCGCTGACGTGATAGTCAAGCTCCTGGTGTCTCGGCTTCTCCGGTTCGATCATCACTGCTACGTCGATCAACCAACTGATCAGGTTGTCGAGCAGGTTGTAGATCCATCCCCGCATTTGCTGTGGCATCTAGTTCCTCGTCAACGTCGAAGTCATCACCTAGCACATCGCCATCAGACAATTGCTGCAGCAAGGTTTCTTGAGTGATGGTCCCTGCAGTGTAAAGCTGCAACAGGCTGTTGATCTCCTGTGGGTCAAGCCTAGTACCCATAAAGTCGCGGTTGACGTGGCTGCTACCGGCTGCTTCATTTTGGCCTAGGTACTGCGCATGAAACTGCAAGCAGTTGTCGATCATGTCTTGCATGTTCTGCGCAATCACCATCATGGTGCTGTCGCCTTGGCTGCGGTTAATGCGCTTGGCTTCGGCGGTTTCAGCGGTTAACTTCTGGCCTAGCACTGCTGATAGTCCTAGTTCATTGATCTGCAGCGCCAATGCTTCTAGCCGCTTGAACTGGTACTGAAAGCTAGTACCGCCAGGTTCGATGTACTCAGCGCGGCCTTCAGCGGGAAATGCAATGGCTTCACCGGGGCCAGCTGATACCTCCTCAGCGCTTGATGGGAAGCCGTAAAAGGCCAGCATCGGCACTGCTGAAATGTGCAGCTGGTTGTCGAGGTCTGACTGGATCTGATACGTCTTTAGGTTCAGCTCTGCAATATCTTCCAACGGTGGCCGCGACTCCATAAAGCCAATGCGGTTGGCGTAGGCGATGCTGAATGGGATCGAGCTAAGGCTGGTGCGGCCTTCATCTACGACGCGGAAGTCACCCTTGTCATCCTTCTGGTGGATCTCATATTCACCAGGCGTCAGTACACGCACCTGCTGCACTAACTTCTCGCCGTACAAGCCATCGGGGACACTGGCTACCTCCTGCAACCTGAGCATCGTTAGCTCCTGCTTGCCTTCCTTTGCTTCAGTTCTCCATCCAAGGATCTGCCGTGGCGTATATGTCACCCAATAGGGTCTACCGCCATCAGCAGGTGCATCCACCAATGTACCAACGTGGCCATAACGGACCATCTTGCGGGCTGACTCGTATGTCCAAACATTAAGATCGTTCCCGTTCATATCGACGTCGAATAGCTGTTCGGTGATGGTGTCGCTGGTATCAACCAACTTGACCGGCTTGCGCGTCAACATACCAGCTAGCAACCGCTCAAGGCGCTGGTAGTACGGCGGGCATACGCTACGGGCTAGTCGGTTGTCGTAGGACTCATCCTGCTCCCGTGGCTCCTGCGGTAGGTAGCGGCGATGCTTCTGCCGCATCCCAAACGTGCCCTGCAACAGATCCTCAATCAAGATCCAATGCTGCTCTTGCGCGTACCAGGGGGTGTTCGGGTCTTGAACGCGAGTTACCTTGCGCTCTGTAAGAGGACGGTCGTATGCGCCAAGGCCCGAATACATGTTCTACGTCAAGCTGCCGTCAGTGTAACGCTGTTACGGCTCACCTTAATCTCAAACTCATCACCGGGCTTAAATGCTTCGGTGATGTATGCGCTGCCGACCATTAGGTTGCCGTTGAATTGCACCTTGGTCTTGTAGCTAAGCTTGCGGCCTGCTTTCTTGCCAGTAGTTGCAAGGCTAATGCCTTTTGCTTCTAGCAATGCCTCGTAGAAGGCAGTGAAGCAAACCTTGTCATCTTTGACGTAGCCGCAAGCGCGAACGATGTCAGTTTTATTGCAGTCGCCAAGTTCCTTGACTTTAGCAAGCAGTTCAGACCCGGTCAGCATTGGATAGTGAATGGTAAGCCTGGTCAATATAGCCTTACGCCGGTTCCACGTCCAGCACCTGCATGTAGTGGGTTGAACTCACGCCAGATGACGTAGCCCAATGCGTCGTTCATGTGGTCGTAGCCGCCATCCTTATCGGGATCGCCTTTCTCGCTGTAGCTCTGCAGCTCTAAGCACTCGATCACCTTGCGGCAACTGGCAGCAATGGTGAGCCTGACCTGGCCTTTACCATTTTCTAGCAATGCTTGCACTGCAGCAACGCGATCGCGGACGCCAGGGTTGCTTTTGGGTGATTGGTTGCTGAAGCCATAGGACTCCAAGATCTGAATATCGGTTTGCGTTGCATTGGTGCTGCGGTTGCCGCCGCTGGCATCGGGATAAACGTAGATGCGGTGATCGGGGTAGCGGCGCTTGATCTCCTGTGCCAAGGCGTCGGTGTCATGCGCACCTGAAATCTCATCAATTACTAGCAGGCTGTTGCTTTGCCTGATGGCGATGACGGCTGACATGTTGCCTACGTTGAAGTCAACGCCAACGCGCAACGGTTCACGGCTGATGTCCGGCAGGTCGGTGACAATGTGCTTAGCGCGATCAAAGCGGTCATATACCTGGCCAGTCGTGAGGTTGACAAACTCACCGTCGAGGTATGCGCGCAGTAGTTGCGGGTCGTAGTTGGCCTGCAGCCGCTCGATGAAGTCCGGCGGCAGGTGCGGGTTATCTGCGGTGCGCATCTTGATCAGCTTGCGATCAGTGCGCTGCTGGGCGTCATCACTGCCAAAGGTGTTCCACATCCAGCGGAATCCTTCAGGTGTGCTGGCTGCTGCAAACTGCCTGACATTGCCAGACCGCAAGCGACCAAGGATCTTAGGAAATGCCTTGTTAGCGATGGCAGGTGTCACGGTGTCGATCTCGTCCGCTAGTACCCATGCAAGGTTGAGACCAATGATGCGGCTCCAGTTCTCAAATGAGCGGCACAAGATCTTGGTATCACCGCCTGGCAGGTGCAGCATGTACTCCGGCAACGGGCTAGCGCGGAAGGTGTACGGAATGTCATACGCCTCTAAAAATTCATCGAAGTCGTTCTGCCAGATGTCGCGGATCAATGGGCCAGTGGGCTCCATCACGCAACCGATAAAGCCTTGATTGGCTGCGGCCAGCATCACTGCCTTAGCACATAGCGCACGCGTCTTGCCGGCGCCATAACCAGCGGAGATGCCAATGATCTGCGTTGCGGTGTCATCAGCAAACGCAAGCTGGCCAGGGTGCAGGTCATTGCGGATGCTTACCAGCAGCTCATCCATGGATGCTGCAGTAGGCATCTCCATAAAACTAAGCAGCGGCGTATCTTCGCAGATGCCGGTGATCAGGCTCACGACATTTCAAACTGCAGCAATCGCGCTTGCTTGTCCAATGCAATCAGCGCAGTGTTGAGCTGATCATTCTCTGATGCACGGCGCTCGTAGTCCATAGCGCGAGCAAGCGCGCCTTCAAGCCATGTTGGGCGCATTATCGCGGCATCTTTGGAGATCAGCTCACGAGCGCGAGCAATGTAGGCATCGGCTTGACGCTCGCCAACCCCCCAGTTTTCTGAGGCAAACTGAATGATCTGCTTCCTGCTGTAAGCGCGCAAGAGCAGGTCATAAACAGCATTTGTACGCTGCTCAGACTCTGTGTTGTTGCACTTGCGCGCCACTGTTTTTAGCTACGAATTTGCACAGGCATTATCAGGCAGGTCTGATCTGGTGCATTGGTTGGCGTCAATACTACAGGAGTAGTTGCGCCATTTGCTGACAGTGTAATGGTTTCTGAAGACCTAAAAGCTTTTAGGCCATCTAGGAGGTAATGCACGTTGAAGGCTAGTGCAAGCTTGCCGGTGGTGCCGGTGTACTTGATGGCTTCGGTGCCGTTGCTGCCGTCGGAGTCGGCGGTGATCACCATGGTGCCCTTGTCACCGATTAGCAGGTTGACAACGGAGTTATGCGCTTCAGCGATGAGTGCTACACGCTCAAGGCATCGCGCAAAGCGGTGACGATCAAGGGTGATGGTGTGCTCAAAGGTTGGCGGGATGAGCTTGGCTACGTCGGGGTAGGTGCCATCGAGGATGCGGCTGTAGATGGTGATGCCATCGCCAGCGTCGATTACGGCCTGACCAGCGGCTGCAGCAATGCCCACGGTGCGATCCTGCAACAGCTTCATGGTGCTGGCTGGCAGTGTGAGGTTAATGCCATCGGGTAGCGCTACGGGCAACCGCACCAGTCGGTGGCCATCGGTGGCTTCCATGTAGCCGTCGGCTAGGTGGATGCCTTGCAACACTTGCTTGGAAGCATCGCTGCTGGCAGCAACCAGGCAAGCGCGTACGCCAGCGGTGATGTCCAGATCAGCGCTAGCAGCCTCTACAACGGGCATTGCGGGGTAATCCGCAGCATCGGACACCGGAAGGCCATACGAGCCCCCAGGAGCGCTCACAGCGCCATCTGTGATCTCCACAGCCTCGCCATCGTCCATACGGCTTACAAGGCCAGCCAGGAGCCGATACGGCAGCGCCACAGCGCCAGCGGTATTGACCACTGCCGGGATGGTCACTGTGATGCCTAGGTCAAGGTTGTAGCCGGTAATGGTGACATTGCCGCCGCCAGCAGTGATGAGGCAGCAGTCAAGGATCGGGTGTGAGCTGCGGATGCCTACTGCAGGTGCAATGGTGCGCAGTGCATGGTCTAGATCAGCTTGCGATGTTGTGAGCTTCATTGAGTGCAGCGATGATGTTGTTGTAATCGTCTTGAAAGCTGGCGACGAGTTCCATGGGGATGGGTACGCCGTCATCTTGAGCATTGTCGCGGATGGCCCAGGCATAGGCCATCGCTTGCGTCATGCAGTCATGCAAGCGGTTGATGACCGGCGACTGCTTGGCGGGAATGTTGATCAAGTCTGGTGATGACATAAGCAACAAGATATTCAACCTGCTGCCGAGGCAAGTCACCGCGCATGGCGCTAACTGCATCAGCAACCAACGCATGGTACTCCACCGTGTTCAACCGTGCAACCGGCAGGCTTAACGCTTTGTTGCGAATGAACGCTGAGCGGCTGGTGCCTGCTGCCGCCGCTTGCTGGTCCAATGCGGTGAGGTCAGCGGGCTCAAAACGGACTTTGATCTCTTGCATGGGCGCTTCAGAGGTTGGACGAGGTTAGACGCCTTGATATGACTGGCTTTGTCCGACCGTCTAACCAACCTAACCTCTTATATAAAATAAGTAAATAGAGGGGTAGGGGGAGGTACGGAGTAACTCTTAAGGGGAGGTAGGTCGGACGTGAGGTTAGGCGGCTGAGAAACGCTGCGCTGCAAGGCGTTTCGCCGTCTAGCCCCTAGGTTGGTCGTCTAACTGGTAGTACCAACGCCGCTTGCCGGATGATTCGCGGTGTTTGGTCCAACCAAGCTCTTTCAGGATGGATGCAACCTGCATCTGGTCCACCTTGGTCTGGCGTTCCATGGGCTTCTGGATGGCTTTGGCAAGGATCTCCTCAGAGGTCAGCACCTCCATGGAACGGCGATCAGCAAGGTAGGTAAGGATGGCTGCACGCCACGGCGATTCAATCATGTAAGCATCATTTTCCTGCTGAACTGCAAGCTCCATTGCAAGCGGGAGGCGATTAGTTTCGCCGTTGCGGTATGCGTGAACAGCAGCAGACCAAATCGCATCGCGCTCCATAAGCAGCGTTGCGGTGTTAATTTGATCGACTTGGGTTTTGGTTGTAGGGATTACCCAAAATCGGCGGTTTCCGGTTTCATCAACCAAGAACCCAGCGGTCTTATTGGTGGTGCCGACGATAATGCCACGCCTAGGAAATGCCTCAACGGCCTTACCGTATGGAACCCTAAGTAGGTCAACGGCTTGGGATAGGAACGCCTTAACTTGGCCAGCGTGCTTGCGGTTGGTGATGTGATCTAGCTCTGCCCATTCCATAATCCAGGAACGGTGCAGCACCATTACATCATCCTTGGTGCTGATGTCACCTAGGGCATCGGAGTAGAACGGACCACCAAGACAACCCCAGAAACTGGACTTGTACGCACCTTGATCGCCCATGATCACGCAAGCGGTGTCGTGCTTGTAGCCGGGGTCAAAGGCACGAGCAACGGCACCGATCAAGGTGCGCTTGAGCATCTCGTCGTAGATGCTGGTGCCGCCATCGCCTGGCCTGAGATACGCGGTTGCCAGTCCGTCGATGTAAGTCGGTTCAACGTGCTGCTCGCAATGGAGCAGGTACTCGGTGACTGGGTTGTAAAGGTTTTCATTGGCGACCTGAACCAGGCAGTCAATGGCTAACTCCTTGCCAACCTTGTAACCCATCTCCGCCAGCTTTAAGTAGAAGCGGTCGGCGCCGTCGATCACCTTGCCTTTGATCTCAATTTGCTGGGTGAAGACGTTGTAGCGGATCTCATCAGCTTGGCTGCGCAGCAGTGCCAACAGCTCTGCAGTTTCCAGCTTTTCCGGTTTGGTGATGATCGGCGGCTTGTCGCCACCGCCACCGCTAGCTCCACTGGCAACGGTGCGGCTAGGTTCACGGCGTTGCGTGCGCCAACCGTCTTTTTTAGCCATATCGCCAAGGGTGCCAAGGCTGATGCCTGATTTCTTAAAGCTTTTCCACTTGCGCTGGCAGTCGCTGGGCTTGTGCTTACCAGATTGCGCTGACCAATGCTCCCAGTCGCTTAAGAGTGTGTCATCGCCAACGCTGTGGAGCGCCATGCCAACCGCCAACCAGTCGTCGTAGTCATCAGCGCGGCTGCTGGATAGCGCATCAAGGTATGAGCGCGCACGGTCTGCGTCATCAGAAGCCGCCAGCAATGGCAACGGCTCAGCCACTGGCTTAAGCATCCGCTCGATAAGGCAAAGCGGCGCTTCTGCTAGATCGAGGTCTTCAGGGCTGTATTTGGCAACCCAGTGGTAGCCCGTAGTGGTTGGATGCGCGCCAGCTACAACTGACTGGCAACCTGTCCAACGAAGTTCGATCTGCTCTGGCTTGTTGTCGGAGTCGGTGACACCAGACTTGTATTTGCGCGTGGCAATGTCTGGCCAGTACTGCTCTGGTACGCGGTAGATGACCTGAAACCTGCCATCGCGGCCAGATGTGACGGTCCAACTACGCGGCATCGACGACATGGGGCAACCCCAGCCGAGGAGGATGGTGCTAGCGCTGCGACCATCGTGATCAAGGAACAGCAGACCACCTGATGGCACGCCGCAGCACACGCCGATGGCCTTAGCGCTGCCGGCTTCTAGCTCAGCCTGCAAGCCAGCTTTATCTAGCGGCCGCTCCTGCCACTTGGCCTGGTATGGGCGCTTTTGATCATCGACAGCGACATATCCCCACCCATCGGGCAGGCGTGCAAGCTCTTCGGTAAGGCTCATCGCTTGGTGGCTGGCAAGATGCCGCCTAGGTGCAGATCAAGCGACTGCTCCAGCAGAAGCCGTATGGCAGTAGCGCGGCTCATGCGATCACCACGCCAGGAGTCAAGGCGCTGCTGCAGGTCAGTCGTAAGTCGTATATGGGTTGGACGGCTTAGGCGCACGGTGCTGGGCTAGGTGCTTGCACACTGTAGCAGCGGCTGCTACGCTGGCAAGGCCAGATGCCTGTCCTATGCCAAACCAACGACCGATTTTCCGAATTACCTACCAGCGCCCATGGGGTCAATGCGTGGTAAACACTGCGCAATTCCAAACAGAGGCGGAGTTGCGCGTTGGGTTTGCTAAGTCCTACCCAGGATGCGAGCTGGTATTGGTTGAAGATGTAACTAAGTACTTCTTGCCTAAAACAAAATGAGAACCTTTACAGATGTAGATGTTTACACCGCATCTCAAGAGCGTTTAGATTTTATTTTTGCAAACTTTAAGAGGATTTACGTTTCTTTTTCTGGCGGCAAAGATTCAGGAGTGCTGCTCAATCTTGTAATTGACTATGTGCGCAAGCATGGCATTGACACAAAGATAGGCGTGCAAATAATGGATAATGAGGCAAACTACACGCATAGCGAGCAGTTTATGCACGACATTATCCGCAGCAATTTAGACGTGCTTGACGTGTATTGGTGCTGCTTACCAATCAGTCTTCCCTGCACAGTGTCGTCTTACGAAATCGACTGGCAGTGTTGGGGCGAGCACGATCGGCATAGATGGATTCGACCAATGCCAACCGATGACTATATTGTAAACTTTGCAAATCATCCGTTTGCAGATCTGTTTATAGAAAACATGGATTACGCCACATTTTGGGACATGTTTGCAGAATGGTATAGCCAAGGCGAATCATGCGCCAACCTTATCGGCATCCGCACAGTTGAATCATTAAATCGCTTCAGGGCGATTATGAACCAAGATAAAAAAACAATGCTTGGCCGCATGTGGACCAAACAGAATACTGCCCATACATTCAACTGCTATCCAATATACGATTGGCGCACTGAGGACATTTGGGTTGCTAACGCTAAGTTTGGATGGGATTACAACAAGCTGTATGACATCTTCTACATGGCAGGCGTACCGATTAAAACAATGCGGGTTGCGTCGCCGTTTATGTCGGAGTCTAAATCTAGTCTTGCGATGTACCGGATAATTGATCCGCAAATCTGGGCTCGGCTTTGCGCTAGGGTTGGCGGTGCTAATTTTATGGCTACATACGGCAAGCAATTAGACTACAAATCATTCAAGTTGCCTGCAGGCCACACTTGGAAATCGTTTGTTAAATTCCTGCTGGCAACGCTTCCCGACCAATCAAGCGTAAATTTTAAGCAGCGTTTCATTCAATCCATTCGTTACTGGGGGCGAGTGGGACGCGGTTTGCCTGAGTTTATTATTGAAGCCCTTGGCAAGGCTGGGGTTCGTTTTTACTTAAACGGAATTACTCGGCACGGTGGCAATAACTTGCGCCGTGTTGTTATAAAGGTTCCGCCGGATCACCTTGACGAGCTGCCGTGCCACAACAGCATGGTTACTTCATGGAAACGCTTTGCTATTACCGTTCTCAAGAACGACCACACTTGTAAATACCTCGGCCTAGCTCCAACCCAGGAGCAACAACGCCGCCAAAAGTCAATCCAACTTAAGTACAGCCAAGTCCTAAAATGAAAATCCTTAACGCCAACCAGCTTCCCGCTGATCGCATTGCGACCTGCCCAAAAGGTGGCTTTACTAGCCATCGCCTCGTTGTCGAGGCTGACGGCATGGGCTACAGCATGACCAAAACCGTTGTGCATCCTGGCAAGCCGCATCGCTGGCATTACCAGCATCACCTAGAAACTTGCTATTGCGTCAGCGGTAAAGGGCTGCTAATTAATGAGGCAAGCCAAGAGCTTGTTGCTGTCGGTCCTGACGTGACATACGTTCTAGATAAGCACGACGCGCACACGTTTGAAGCGCTAGAGCCAACTGTTTTAATTTGCGTTTTCAACCCACCTCTCAAGGGAGATGAGCTGCATGATGAGAATGATTCATACCCTTGGCGATCTCCGGTC